GTCCCCAGCAAGCAACGTATAAGCAGTACCTGTCTGCTCATTAATGGTGAATACGTCAGTACCAGCTAGCTCTGCGTAACCTAAAGAGGTCCACGCAGTAGCGCCGTCACCAATCTTGTACTTGTATCCATCAGTTTCTAACCCAAGCTCACCAAGAGCGAGCGTCGGGTTAGCAGATGTCCAGTTGCTGCTGGAGTCTCGTCGGAGTTGAATTTGTACAGCCATTTATATTCCTTGTGCGTTGCCACCAGTAGCCGTAGCCCCGATGCCTCCATAGTTAGTTGCCGCTTCGCCCCCGTCAAGGTTATTGACAGAAGTTCCATGTGGACCCGTTGGACCAGTAGGTCCACGAAGTCCACCATAAGCGAGTGAACTCCAAGCGGTAGCCCCATCGCCTATCTTCAAAGCTTGAGCTTGTTCTCCGCCACCTGCATCAGTTTGGATAGCCATTTCCCCATCAGCTAAAACAGGGTCAGCAGCCACCCAAGCCGCATATGTTCCTCGGCGGAATTGAATCTGAATAGGCACTAGGTTGGCCCTCCTGCGTCAATAGGTGTGACGCCTCCGTAATCTCCATTAGCGTTAGAGGCAGGAATACCTCCATTAACTAAACCACTAGCTTGTCCCGCAGGACCAACAATTCCTTGTGGCCCCTGCGGCCCTGTAGGCCCAGGAGGCCCACCAGGAGGACCTAACGGGCCAGTAGGTCCCGTTGGTCCCGTTGGGCCAGTACTTCCCTGAGGCCCAATGAGGCTGAAGCCAACAGGCCACACGCCGTTGGCTTTCGGTCCAAAGAAATAGTTATTGGATACATTCAAATAAAAGTCGCCGTCTTGACCCGTAACACCTTGTGGGTCACCAACACCGTTAAGAACAGTATCTCCTGCTGGACCTGTTGGCCCAGTTGGGCCTTGCGGTCCAGAAGCCCCTGCAGGACCAGGCCCACCAGCAGTACCAGCGTTAGAAACTACTTGCCAATAGCTGCTACCCGAAGCTGGGGTTTGCCCAGAATGCGCTGTACGGGCAACATAGGAACCATTGTTGTATTCAACAACATCACCAACAGAGTAGGAGGTACCAGATGACCATGTTCCTTGATAACGGAAACCGTCAGCATAGGAAATAAGGTTTGTTCCTGCTCCTACGTCCTGAATGTATGTTGCACCTGTGGGCATTACTCAAGCGCCCCTAACCTGTTGTCAATATCTTGCACTGCTTTAACTAGCATCGCAAGCATCGACTTCTCTCGATACACAATCGGGTCACCTTCAGCGTCATACAACGTCATATCAGGTGCCACTTCGTGAACTTCCTCAGCAATAAACCCAAGCTCTGGAGTCTGAGTTTCATAATCCAAGCTAGAGCGGTCAGCTACTTCGCGGTTCCAGCGGAACGTGCGTGGCTTCAACGAACGCAATTTGTCCCAGTTCTCTTCTGTTTCTAAATCTTCTACATCTTCTTTGAAACGGATAGAAGAAGAAGCAACCCCAAGGCGTTGAGTGCTTGTATCAATATTTGCTGTGGTTCCTGAGATCGTCGGCCAACCAGCAGTAGTCGAACCACCAATGCTGTTTTGGACAGGGGCACGAACATCTACATAGTTGCTCGAATCTTTCGAGATGGAAAGAATACGACCGCTTTCATTTACAGAAGAAGAACCATTTACGTGAAACCCAAATCCAGGTTGCGGTGATCCGCCGCCTGAATGAATGTTGTCGTTCCATTCCAACCAATCCTCACCAGGCTGGCCGTAATCATTGCCCATAAACAAACGAGCATGATCGTATTTGGTCATCACCCTGATGTAGCCATTTACGTCAACATTCGCTGCGACGTTCAACCACTGGCAATTAATACGAGTACCTTCACCTTCTAAATAATCAGTTGAAGTTCCAGGCACGCTTTCGTTGAAAGCTGAATAACCAATAATGTCTCCACGGATCGCCATTGAACCGTTGATAACTAAACGATATTCGGAAGAAGGACGGCCTGGATGTGCAGCGCCGCCGCCAGGACTCCATCCGTCGCCAGCACGACGAGAGTACACCGAATAACGGTGACTCTCGGATAAATAGTTTCCTGCATCTGCGCCAGAAGCTACGTCTGACCCCATAGAAAGCTGATGCGTGTTAGTACCAGGACCAGCACTTGTGAAGTTCGCTCGATAGTTCAGATCCTTTAAGAAACTTCCAGCAGTCTGAGCATTGATATCAGTACCAGTACTTAAACCAATAACGCTATGTTGAGTGCTGTTCAGATACAGGTGGTTTGTGGCTCCAAGGGAAACAGTTCCTGTGTTAGTCAAAGTCCCAGCAGAGGAATAGCCCCCCGCAGTTAAAATCCCAGTGACTCCTAAAGTTCCATCGATAGAACCACCGTTACCCTGTATAACCCCAGGATAAGTAGCAGTCTGGCCAGGAACACCCTCTAACCAGTTCTTCAAATAAGTCCAATTAGTATTGTGTTCACTGGCAACGATGGCGTTACCCGCTACAGCCGTGTTAGGCGCAGTAAAAGTTGCCATTAACGCAATCTCCTATGTAAATAAGTAAACGCCATAGCATTCACTTCCCAAGCCTCATCATTAACGGGACCTTCAACCTTCATTTGTATAGCCTTCGCTGTCCCAAGTGTAGGCAAACGTTCAATCTGGGTGATCGTCGTATTCGGTTCACCAGCCCACACACCTGTATCCCAAACACCCGTCCCACCAGTGGGTCCTTGTCCTGAAGCCCAAGTTGACGAAACTGCACCACTTGTTTGAACACCAAACGGCATAGATTTCTTGAAATCCGCAGTATCGTAATCGGTATACAGTTTCGCAGTTAAAGCGACAGTCGAGTCGGACGACGTGACAATACGGGGCTTCCCCCAACGTTTACGAACGATAGGGTTTTTCCCCACCATCCACGAAGTCGTGTACGAACTCACAATATGGGAAGTCGAAGTCCCATAAAAATCGCTTTGGCGTTCTTGTTCCATCTCTACAACTCGACCAGTATTTGTTAAACAACCCCCAAGAAGAGTTTGTTGGTCATTCGGTGGAGCAAACGTCAACAAAACATTTGCGTCAATATCGGTCATCGTCCAAGCTCCACCAGAACCAAGAGTCGGGTCATAAACAAGCACACGACGAGTGGTTAAAAGCTCAGACGTTTCAGACCAATCCACTGAGACATAAAGACGGTTCTTGAACCAAGCAAGCTGTGGGGGATTAGTAAATTGCAACCTGCCATCATCAATGGCTGGCTGTAATTTCTCAAACACCCACACAAATCTTTCGCCGTTGTATACCCAAACACCTTGGCGGTCATACCAGAAGAACACTCCATACGGGGTAGACACAGGAGACGACATCGATACAGAACCAACGTCTTGGCTTAACGGCACCATTTGAAATGACTCAGTGCTGTTGCCAAATAATGCATGCACGCTATTTGTTTTAAATACTAGTAAACGGTCAGCATAAGGAACGAGAGCAGACATTTCATCGCCTCGTTCTCCTACATTGACATCGATATAGTCGAACTCTCGCCATGTTTCTGGATCATCGACCTTTGACCAACGAATACGGTTAGCGTGAGCAGTTCCACCTTCTTTGGTGTGAGCAACCCATGCATGATTGTTCCAATGACAGGTGTATTTCGCTATTGGGTAATTACCAGCAGACCCGTTAATATTTGATGCAAGGTTAGAAGCCGTAGTTCCGTCATAAACAAATGACGCTGCATCACCTGACACTCCATAAAACTTTGAGTTCGTAGTTTGCCCGTACATGCGGTTGCCATCCGTGACGGAAACCCCATTCATTGTCGCAAAATCGCCTGAAGCTCCAGAAGCAGACTGAGCTACAACTGTACCGTAAGAACAAATAACTCGGGCAGTTCCCCCATCAGGAGTGAACTGCCCTAAACCCGTAACAGATGAAGCTAAAGCAGTCTGATTTCTTTTAACCACGCCAAGACGCATCTTGATGCCACCACGAGGGTCAACATCAACATTCAACATATCTGGGCTTTCGTTCGGAGCCAGATTGAACTGGTCTGAACGCAGGTTCAACCCGCCGCTGAAATCTTCCAGCATTTCGAGTTTGAAACCAGCACGCTTTGACATCAACTACTCCCAGCTATACCGCAAACGGTCGGGCATGATGCTCTGAGAACGCCAGCGGGACGCATTTCGGTTATTCAAGATAAGTGGTTGAGGAGCAGGCACATCCAAATGACGTGCCCGTAAATTATCTAGCTCTCTCATAAAGCTGTTCATATAAGAAGCAGCCATATCAAGATCTTCTTGTTGTTCGTAAGCTCGGCTAATGCCGTAAGTAGCTATAACAATATGAAAAGGTTCTGGGAAATCGCTAGGCGATGTCCCATCAAGAGTCCCTGCCCCAAACGCAGAAGGGTTTTTGTATCCTCTTACATATAACGTTTGAGCAGAGGATGGAGTTGGATACAAACGGATTTGGTCTGCCCAAAAACTCCAGTAGTAAACATCTCCACTACCAGCAGAATTTATTGGGTAAACGATATCTCCATCATCTCTGCCGAGAAAGGTCAGTACGTGATCGTCTGTGCGTAAAGACTGAACTTCTCTTAAACCATTAGTGATTCCAGCACCAACTGCTGTCAGTGTGTAATCGGAAGTAGAAGCAACAGTGTTGAAAGTTCCGCTTGCCTCATACCAAGGCCACCGTTTCTCGCTATATACGACCTGATCGTAACCTTCCCCAAGGAAGCGGTTCAGTATGTCATCAGAGATGTCGCTACTGTCAATTTCGACAATGCTCCGAATGTAAGAGCGCATGTCTTGTATTTCCACCGCTACTCCTTATGGAAAGAACAAAAGCTCTGCCCCTCGGCGGGACGAGCTTTGCAAGGATCACCAGCTTTAGTGGTAGCGAGACAACCCATTGGTTGTGACTCTTCAAACGGGATATCAGGGTTTACTTGCCTGATGTTTTTCCCACCGAAATACGCATCACGGGGTGTTGGTTGTCCGTAACCTTCACCTGGATCACCGTAGACTCTTCGGTTTGTTCCGTACCCTATTGCTAGTTCTCTACCCATGAATCCTCAGAACTCTTGGGTGGGGCGAGGGACGAACCCTCACCCCACCAACAGTCGAGCTATTGATTTATAGCCCTGTTAGCTTTCCTTGTCGTGCTCGGTTAGAGCAGGTCAAGTTGCCGTAGCAAAGGATCTGCGAGAACACAGCATCCTGGTTTGTTGGTCGCACGAATGGCGTTGGCTTGAACCAAACATCCGAGTGACGTACAAGCTGAAGGTATTTGGTGTTCAGCATGTACATGGGCTGGGCACCTGCAGCAGCGTTGCCCGTTGAAATGGCTGCGTCAAATGTTATTGGCGCACCCTTGAACATGAGGTTCTGGAAGCCAGCATCTGCCATGTCAGTATCCGTGTAACGGATATTCGATGTCAGAAGGCTTTCATATTTCTCATAGCCCTGTTGTGATGTGATGATGATGGTCGGTTGGTCATTTCCAACTGAAACATCATTGTACAAGGTAGCCATTTTGGCTGTGGTAAGCGCAGCGACACCGCCAGAAGCAGTCTCGGTTGAACGCCACCAGTCGTTACCTTGGCCTGCAGCGGAGTTGATTCCGCCAACAGTTCCGAGGCTATCAACTAGAGCGTCAATGCCTTCCCAGTCTTTGCCACCATTGCCTGCACCGTCAGCGAAGAACATGGTGTTCATGTTTTCGATGATGGTTTCTTGGGTCTGGAAGATTTTGCCTTCGAGAAGGTCAATGATTTGAGCTTCGCCGTTGTTTTTGGCTTCTTCCATGCCGTTGATGGTTACGGTCGCAGCATACTGTTTCCAGTCGTACTCAGCAGCCGAAATGCCTGTCTGAGCGGTTACTGCAATCGTGTCGGTTCCGCTGTACGAGCCAGCGGTTGAGTTGGTTCCATAAATTATTGGGACAACAATCTTTGCGCCGCCAGTCACTGTTCTCATGGTTTGACCGTTGGTCAAAGCATAGAAAAGTGGGCGAGCACTAAAGATATTATCCTGCAACTTAGGGATATAGTTATTTAACGTCGTTGAGAGAATCTCATCGAAGTTGGCGTTTCCAGCCATTGGTTGCTCCTAAAAGGTTAAGTGCTTAATTGTTTTTTTGCCAATTCAAACGCTTCCCTGATACTGCCAGCCTTACCTTCAGACTTTGGTTGGGTTCCCGATTGGGTTGACCCACCTGCAGTGACCACAGCCGCTTCACGTTTCTGATTCGTAATCTCCTGCTCTTTTTGCAGTTTGTCCGCTGTAGATTTAACATCGTTAAATTGCCAGTGGGCATATGCCGCATCCAGATTAGGTATTTGATTCTTCAACGCATGATTGAGAAGTTCGCGAGAATCAAATTCTCCGTACTTCTCTTGCAGCTTTAGGACCTCGTTCTCTATGACTTGTTGGCGTTGTGCTGCTTCTTGCTTTTCGATTTTCTGCTCTAGATGAGCCAATCTTTTTGCTGTGGGGTCTTCATCTTCCCACTCATCGGGTTCCACTGCGCTAACAGTAGGAGTGTCCAAATCAAAAGATCTAGCTAAAACCTTTAATGTTTCTTCTGGGTTTGATTCTAAGGCGGATACAATCGCTTCAGCTTGTTGCAAGCGTTCACGCTCTGCGGATATCTCCTGCGTTTTGCGGGTGTAATCCGCTTGACGCTGATATCCGTTCAAAAGTTCACTTTCGGGTATCTGCATTTCCTCGCCGTCCACCTTTACGGTGTACGTTTGCTCGTCTACTGCAGGTCCTTCATCAACTTCAATATGTTCTGAAGCTTCAAGAGTGTCCACGTTATCTGTGGATTCCGTCATAACTTCTGTTTCTTCGGGCACTAGCCCCTCCTAGGAGTCTTCAATGAGTTGCTCCTATAAGAATATAGCTCTGTCCCATCACAATGCGGGGAGTTCCATCCCCATTTGTCCTTGTAATTGAGCTAATAGCTCTGGTGGGACTCCGCCAGTAGGCGCAAAAGCGCCATCTTGTGCGGGTGGCAGGGGCATTCCTCCCATTTCTGGGGGCATTCCACCTGCCATAGGATCTTCTGGTGGCAGTTGCTCTTCTTCAGCCATAGTTTGAGGATCTGGCTGTTGGATCAAAAACTTTTCAGGATCTTTAATACCAAATCCAGATTCCAATACATGAACAGCGAGCGCTTGAGGGTCGATAACCGTTCCCACAAGCGGGCCTACAGCATTCATCAAACTGATTGCTTGCTGCTTCCGAATAGTGTCATTCATGGGCTGTGTAGAGCCTGCTTGGACGGAGAAATCGTATTCTCCCACAATGTCTTCACGGTTATATTCGATGAAAAGATCTTGTCCTTTGCCAGAAACCCGAGCCATGTGTTCGCCAGTCATGAATTGTTGCATGAGTTGGATCACACGACGAGCCACTGCCGAAATAGCAATTTCCACAATCGCAAGTTTGTCTGCTGAACGAGCATTCTGAGCATCAGCAACAATGCTTGCTTCTGTAGCAGTACGCCTTATCTCTGGCATAGCGCCACGAGCATATTCCGATATGCCGCTTACGGTATTAATATCGTTTTCTATTATGTTTGAATAGTTGTAAATCTCTGGACTTACAGGGACTTGAGGCATTGGAACAACAACGTCCTGAAGTGGTTTGTTCTCATCCACAACAGGAACCAGTCTGCCATCCTCATCTGATTCAAGAGCTTCTCTGCCTTCAGGACCGAAAGAACGTTCGTGGTAGAGATATTTTCTCGCATACCGTTTTCTGTCGTTCATAAGCTGCGAACGAGTTTTATCTAACTCAAGTTGCAGCGACTCAATCGATTCTAAATCTCCGATTGGGTAGAACCGATCAGGAACGTCGTAGTTGCGTAGCATCACGAACGGCTGACCATACGGGTAAGGCATGGCAAGCGGGTCAATAAGAAACTCATCTGAGCCATCTGCATAGACAGCCAAAGTATTGGCAGCTATATCATAGAATTCCCAGATAGTTACTTGGTCACCAAGGAATTCATTGCGGTTATCTTCATAATCGCTTGTTTGGTTGTATCCACCGTTAGCGGATAAACGTTTCCTGGCAGAAGGTTTATATCTTTTATCGTTTTGTGCTTCTTCTACTGGTCGCACAATTCTTTGTGCGATCCATTTAGCATCTTCCATGCAAGTAGCTGCAGGATCAACAAACACATCAAAGGGCGAGATTCGTTCCACAAATGGTTGGTCTTCAACGACACGCATAATGGTTGAAGGAACGTTCGCCATGAGGTCTTCATCGGTTGGTAGATCACCTGCTAAATCAGGTGATTCCATCGCAAACTGATCTACTTCATTTATCGCTTGCGAAATTAAGTCATCACGTTCAGCTTCAGTAACTGATTGTTCTTGCTCAACAAATTTCCAACCAACCTTTACCCATCCATGTCCAAAGATTAAGAAATCTTTGACAGCGGTACGGAAAGGGGTACGGAAATCGTGATGTTTCCAAAGATAGTTAGCTACTGCTTCGACAAACGCAGCACGATCATTGTTTTCTGGATTGTTGGCTTGCACAACTATTTTGGGATAGTTCACTGCGACGCTTGGTGCGATCACATTGATTGTGCTGAAAGCCAGGTTTACTGCAATCAGATCCTGTTTAGTTGAAGTAGTCGCAGGCCAGTGTTTGCCTCGGTATAGATCGGAAAGACGACGCCAAGTTTGTTCAAAGTTCTCTTGATCTCGCCACATCTGGCATTTGTTGATCTTTTCGGAATAATCTTCGAGTTGTTCTTGCCGAGTTTTCCGAGCCATATCTAAAATTGTGCTTTCTCTGGCAGCTTCTCAATGCTGCGACCTTGGGCTTTAGCTTCAGCGAAGACTTTAGCTTCTCTTTGGCGTTTCGTAAGACCTCGCTCGTCAGGAGCGAGAGTCGATTCAAAACCTTGTCCCGTGGATACAACTATTGACTTTAGGCGCAAACGACGTTCATAAAGTTCGTGAAGTTCTGGAAGTGGAACAGCACCTCGCCGTTCCAACACATATTCCGTGAACTCTTCAAATGTCGCCCCGTCTGGCAGGACGGCCATAATCAACCAGCGTCGTGACCGCGGAAGTTAGGTTGTACGCCTGCGGGTTCAACCTTGCCAGTGGTCCCGTGTTGGTTTTTGGGAGTGTCGCGAACACTTGTGTTGCCGTAGTCACCTGTTTGGTTGGCGTATTTGCCAGCATCCATACGTTGTTTCGGTGATTGAGGACCACCTGGGGTCCAGATTGGGTTAGCAGAAACACTGGAACCACGTTCCATTTTACCGTTCTTGCCTTTTGCCCCATCTACAGTTTCGGTCCCGCTTGTGTGCGAAACAAATTTAGCCATTACAGCCCTTCCTTGTAGAACATGCTCTATATGAAGATTACCGTGTCCCACGGACTGTATATGATCCGATGTTGTTTGGCGAGGATTCTTCTGAAGCTCCTGCTAAACGAGCAAACCAATCAACAGTCCAGTAGTCATTAACCTCGGGAGCATATTCAGGTTCGTAAGCATATTTACGCATCTGATTAGCTAACGCTAATGCCATAACTCGGTCATCATAGGGGGAACCCGACATGGAACCTCGTTCGTTACGCACATAAGTGCGTAACTCCCCGACAGTGTTGCGGTCATTAATTTTTAGTTCACTGTTTCGTAGAGCAGAACTTAGATCATCGATCATTAGAGGTTTAGATGTTCTTGTTGTCTTCCAACCGTATTCTTGGCTGATTCTGTTGTTTACATTGTTGAGTTGACGTTTCCGAAACAGGTTGGGGTAACCCGAGTGACGCAGTTCGGTGATGGTAGTTAGGCCGTGGTTGTTTGACTCAACACAACACAGAGCATTTCTGTACCACATTCCTACTGCCATGACTTCTTCAGCTAAAAGATCGGGTGCTATGTGTCCATGCCAGATAGCTGACTGGTTTCCCGTCCCTACGTTTAAGACTTGTATGACGCTGTAGTCACCGTGGCCTAGTCCTTCTGCTGTATCCACTCCCATCACGTAGGCACTACGGGAATCTGGGTTTTCCCAGACTTCAAAACTCATGTTCTGAACTCTATAGCTGACCCAACCCTATTCAGGTATCCCGTTTCCCCAAAGGTTGTATGTTTTGACATCTCATCTAAAATATCGAGATCAAAAACAGGATTACCCGACTTAACGAACGCCTCTTCGGGCGTTGACGGGTACTCCTGAGCAAGCTGCCACGGCAGCATTGACTCAACCTTTTCTTGGTACCAGGAATCTCCTCTGTCTTCGGTAGCAGACCAAGGAAAAAACATGGGTTCAAACTTGTTTGCTCCCGTGGATGCTCCTACCCATAGGTGATGGTAAAAGTTTCCTGAACCGTTAGCAGTGGAGAGGCCGATAATGCGGCCTCCCACGTCGGCCACGGGTTCTATACTCGCCCACGCTTCCTCTGCATTCGGTAAGAATGCCCACTCATCAACCACAATAAGTGTCGCTGATTCACCACGGGCAGGATCTGAAGCAGAAGGCATCGACGTAACCTGGCTTCCGTTGTCGAATCCCATCCGTTGCTGATGCTCAACCAAAGACTTAGGTCCACGTTCCACCATCCATTTCGGCAAATGCTGATAACCGTATTTTGTTTTACGCAACAGCAACACGGCTTCACGTTCTGTACGGCTTAAATCAATAATGTTTTGATCTGGATGGAAGAACGCTAACCAGAATTGGTGGGCTGCTACGAGGGTGCTCCACCCGATTTGTCGGGCTTTTAGGGTAAGCGAATACCTATTTGCGGCCCAGTTTTCGATAGCTTTTTCTTGAGCCTCACGTAAAGTAAAAAGAATACGACCGTGAGCAGGGTGAGCAATGTGCCAGTAGTTCTGTAAAAAATATTTTTCATCTCGCTGACATTTTCTCCATTCAGCTTCTTGTTTTAATTCAACTAACCTTGAACTCATGCTCACCAACCATTACTGGTATATCCCAGAGGCTTTAACCCCACAGCAGTGCGATGGTATACAACTCTTGGGGGCTTCGGCTCAACAAGACGAAGGTTTCCATTTCGGAGATCAAGTTGGTCATCGTGATTCGCAGATCTCTTGGATCTATGACGAACCAACTTCTGATCTAATTTGTGCTTGGATGCGACAAGCAAACACAGAAGCACGCTGGTACTTTGACTTAGACTTACCAGAAGCCATTCAGTACACGAGGTACTCCACTGGCGGGCAATACGACTGGCATATTGACGGAAACTCTGATGGGCATGCTGCTCGGCACCTCGTAGCGGAAGTCGCAGCCCCGATTCCGCTGAACATAACACCTTTCCCCCAGTTCCAAGGCACCGTCCGAAAACTTTCAGCAACTGTGAACCTTTCCAATCCCGACGACTACGAGGGAGGCGAACTTCAGATTCGTTGTTATGACCAAATGCATATCTTTAATGACGCTCCCAGAGGTTCCATAATCGTATTTCCTAGTTTTATGGAACATAGGGTAAGTCCTATTACCTCAGGTGAGCGACATAGCGCAGTTGTTTGGTTTAACGGAATCCCGTTCCGCTAACACCCCATACTCTTACGCAACTGCTCCCAAACAGACCACTGCTGCTCCGTCCAAGTGTGCTCGATTGTTGACATCAACTGAGAGCACTGAGGCCCAAACGAAGAACCACCGCCCACATACTCTGTTTCGATCCGAACAGGCTCAGGTTCAGAACCAGAATCAGGCCACAACATCATAAGACCGCTAACACCAGCAACAAGAGCAACAACAGCAGCCGTAATTGCCTTAATAATTTTCTTGATAGCTTCTGACCAAACATCAGCTTTATCTGCAACATCTTCTATCGACATAATCCCCCAAAGTTTTAACGATTACCTTCCCCACGGCGGCCCCTGTTCCTTCTAGAACTCTCAAATTTGATAGTCCCATCAGGTTGATGCGAAGCATCTCGCCCCGTTAATGAAATACCAGCGGCTTTCGCCTTACGGCGAGCCGCATTTGCTTCAGTGCGTTTCTGCACTTGTTCAGGGCGACGATTCACCCTTGTATCCGTCTTAGCTTTCTTTGCCCGAGCGGCAGGGTTATCTGCGTAATATCGCGCAGATTCCCCTTTTTGGCTATAGGGCTTAGGTCTTGGAGCCATTACTGGCAACTCTCACAAATATCGGGAGTATCTATCCCACACTCCAACGGAGTGTCATCCAAAAATGGGTCAACTAACAGGTCGGGACGTTCTCCCATCGCTTCTATCTGCATCCACATCCCATCATCATGTAAGTCTTGTAACTCGCTCATCGTTTGCGAGTATTCCGAACAGCTTTCCCGCTTTTTTTAGAGGCACGCTTCGCAGCGGCCTTTCCTTTAGCCGAATATGGGTAGCTTTTCTTGCCAACTTTAGGCATCTTCACCCCTAAGGTCTTCTACAAGTCCTGCAAGTTCTTCAGCAAGCTCTTCATCGGACATACCAGTGGCTGATCGGTCGTCATCTACAAGGACACGACGCTTCGGAGTGAACTTGTCGATGTACTGAAGGTAGAGAGCAGCAGCTTTCACGTCACCATCTGCAGCTTGTCTGTACAACGCATCAACAACCGACTGTGTACGTTCAGGGTGTACGTTAAGTTCAGCCGCCCTACGGTCCCACTCACGAGTAAAACGAGAATCAGCTTTCCAACGACGAACAGTACGATCATTCAACCCACGCTCGGCACACCACTCCTTCTGAGTAGCAGGCTCACGAACCTCCGACAACAACCAATCCAAGAACTCATCCCACTGGTCAGGCATAACCTTCTCACCCGAATCAGGATCAGTTCTCCAACCTCGCCCACCACCATTTTGCGGCATCCTCAACCTCCTACAGTTATATAACCAATGTCCCACAAAAAAGTGGGACACCCCTGTATACCTTAAAAGGGGGGTTGGAGGAAAAGCCCTGACTCCTTTCCGACAACCCC